GGGACTAGTTCATACGTCAAGATCAACGGCAACACGTTTACGTCACCGGGAGGATCGTTTACCCAGCAGGCCGTGCGTAACGCAGGACATTACTTTAACCGCGATACCAATACATTTCTTGGCAACGTCGTTATCAACGGCACTAATCAATTTGAAGCGTTGCTCATTGATAACGAAAACGGCCTTGGATTTAATCAACCTCCGCTTGATGAAACGATGTTTCAAGTTCGGGGGCCACTTCGAGAAAGTGGAAACGTCAGCCTTCCGATATTGGTGGATGGTGAAGTTCAAAGCACAACTACCAGCACTGCCGTCATGTATCGCACGGCTCCGACGACGGTTGCGGCATCGTTTACGTTAGACAATTTGCTGCATTTTCAAGCTACACAGGGAGCCTTGGGCGCGGGGTCTGCGGTTAATAACCAATTTGGATATACCGCAACCTCCACATTAACAGGGGCGGGAAGTAATAATTTCGGATTTTATGGCGCTTTAGCAGCGGGATCGGGGCGGTTTAACTTTTACGCAGCAGGTACCGCTCCAAACGTATTTGCAGGGTCTACCGTAGTCGGCACGGCTGCGTTAGCTACTACCGCAACATCGGGATTTTTGTATGTTCCGACTTGCGCGGGAACGCCTACGGGAACTCCTGCGGGGTTTACCGGCACGGTGCCAATTGTGTTTGATACGACTAACAACAAAATTTATGTGTACGACGGCGCGTGGCTTTCCACCGCTGCGCTGACCTAAAGGTGCTGTTATGAATTACGAATGGAAAATTCGGCAAATTGAGGCAATGAACGAAGGGCAATTGAGTGACGTTGTAGTCACCGTTTGCTTTGACGTTGCGGCTAACGAAGACGGGCTAACCGGATTCGCGCAAGGCGATGTCCGTTTATTGCCTCCTAATGCAGAAAGTTTTGTGGCATTAGTCAATTTGACAGAAGATCAAGTTGTCGGCTGGGCGAAAGAAGCCCTTGGCGACGCGGTTGCCGCTTACGAAGGCAAGGTTCAGTCTCAAATTGATGCACAAAAGGTCGCTCAACCCAAGGTTGTGCCATTGCCTTGGAATGTTGCATAAACGCCACATACCATATAAAGTTTAACCGTACTGGCCCGAACGACCAGGGTTCCAAAAGGAACACAAATGGCTGACGAAAATCAGTTGGTTGAGCAAGTAGCGGCGGAAGCCGCGCCGGAACTGGAGGTCACGGCGGCCCCAGAACCCGAAGTTGCTGCGGAAGCAGCGGCTACGCCGGAAGAGAAGCCCGCCAAATCGTTCACTCAAGAAGAGTTGGACGCAATGGTAGGCAAAAGACTTGCACGGGAACGTCGCAAGTGGGAACGAGAGCAGGCACTGAAGGCGCCGACGAAAGCCGACGCCACCGCAGAACTGCCCGACAGGGAAGCAGACCCAGACGCCTACGCGGAAGCCCTTGCTGTCCGTAAGGCCGAAGAACTGCTTGCCAAGCGGGAAGCCGAGCGGCAACAGGCCGAACTCTTGAACGGCTATTACGACCGCGAAGAGGCGGCGCGTGAGAAGTACGACGACTTTGCACAAGTCGCGTACAACCCGGCGCTACCGATCACGACCGTGATGGCACAGACGATTCAAGGAAGCGAGATTGGCCCCGACGTAGCCTACTATTTAGGCGCCAACCCCCGCGAAGCAGAACGTATTTCCCGCCTATCGCCGTACTTGCAAGCCAAAGAGATTGGCAAGATCGAGGTCAAGTTGACCGACAATCCGCCAGTCAAAAAGACAACCAGCGCACCGCCCCCGCTGAAGCCGGTAACGGCTAGAGGCACGGCGAACGGCTCCTACGAGACGACGGACCCCCGGTCGGTAACGGCCATGAGTACGTCGGAATGGATTGAGGCCGAACGTCGTCGCCAGATCAAGCAGTGGGAATCGGCGCAAAGACGTTAACCATTTACTAGGAGTAATTCCGTGGCTAATACACTTCTTACTATCGACATGATCACGAGGAAGGCGCTCGAGATTCTCGAGAACAACCTTGTGATCACCCGCAATGTTAACCGCCAGTACGACAACAGCTACGCCGTGGAAGGCGCCAAGATCGGCACCACGCTGCGTATCCGTCTGCCGGACCGCGCCCTTGTAACTGACGGTGCCGCCCTCCAGGTGCAGGACGACAACGAGCAGTTCACGACCCTCACCGTCGCTTCGCAGAAGCACATCGGCGTCAACTTCACGACTGCCGAAATGACGATGCAGTTGGACGACTTCGCCGAGCGCGTTCTCAAGCCGCGTATGTCGCAGCTTGCGGCGTCCATCGACGCGGACGTGGCGAACAGCTTCAACAACATCTTCCAGTCGGTCGGCACCCCCGGCACCACCCCGTCCTCGACGCAGGTGCTGCTCGCCGCCCAGCAGAAGCTGAACGAAGCCGCTGCCGTGATGTCGCCGCGCTACGTGACCGTGAACCCGGCCGCGAACGCTGCGCTCATTGAGGGCATGAAGGGCTTGTTCAACCCCGTCAGCACCATCTCGGCGCAGTTCAAGAACGGTATGTTCGGCGAAGGCATCCTTGGGTTCAACGAACTCAATATGTCGCAGTCGATCAAGCAGTTCACGACCGGCAGCCGCGCTGCGGCCAGCGTTTCGGTGAAGGGCACGGTGTCCACGCAGGGCGCCTCAACCATCACTCTTAACGGCGTGACGGGCGAAACCCTCAAGAAGGGCGATGTGTTCACCATTGCGAACGTGTTTGCGGTCAACCCGCAGACCCGCGAGTCCACCGGCTCGCTCCAGCAGTTCGTGGTGACGGAAGACATCACCGCCGCCTCAAGCGAGTACTTGAACGTGAAGATCTCTCCGGCGATCTACACTTCGGCGCACGCTTTGGCGACCGTTAACTCGTTCCCGCAGAACAGTGCGGCAGTGACGTTCCTCGGCGGCGTTTCCACCCAGTACCCGCAGAACCTCGTGTACCATCGTGACGCGATTGCGTTTGCGACGGCCGACCTGCTCATGCCGCAGGGCGTGGACATGGCGAGCCGACAGGTCCACAACGGTATCTCCATGCGCGTTGTCCGTCAGTACGACATCAACAACGACCGTATGCCGTGCCGTATCGACGTGCTGTATGGCTACTCGGTGATTCGTCCGCAGATGGCCGTGCGCCTCTGGGGCTAACCCTTAAATTCACAGGAGTAACTAAACATGGCACTTCCTAACGGTACTAGTGGGTATCAGTTTAATGCGGGCAACATCGGCGAAGCCCTGCTGTTTCCGCAGGGCGCCCCGACGGCGCTGACGGCTGCGGCGACGGCAACGGCTGCCCAGTTGGCTAATGGCCTCTTCACGTTCAATGGCACGGCGGGCGATCTGACGCTGCCGACGGTTGCTGACCTTGAAGCCTACGTTTCGTCTGCCGGAAAGGTAAACGCAGCGTTTGACTTCTTTGTTATCAACATCGACGCCTCCACGGACGACGTAACGGTCGCCGTTGGTACGGGTTGGTCGGTAGTCGGCAACATGAAGGTCGATGAGGCCACGTCGGGGCATTTCCGCGCTCGCAAAACGGGCGATGGAACTTGGACTTGCTACCGCATCTCGTAATGGCAACGCCCCCGACAGAGCAATCTGTCGGGGGCACTACCTAAAGGGGTATTGATATGCCTAATTCAAAGGCGATTGGTGTTGCCTTTTCCGACCCGGAACTTGACGGTGCGGTAATTGGCGCAGCAGGCGGCACCGTAGGCTTCTTCGGAACGGCGCCCGTTGCCGAAGGCGCGGCGCTAACGACTCAGTTGACGACGATTACGTTTACTGCGCCGGTTACGCCGGACTTTGCGATTCAAGACTTGACGCAGACCACCCCGTTTGGCTTTGCCAGTAAGGACGAAGGCAACACGGTGCTGTCTGTCATCAAGAACTTGCAGGACCGCGTGGGTCAGCTTGAGTCGCGGTTGCAGGCTTACGGGTTGCTGCCGTAACTATGCCAAATATCTACTTGCAACATCCCAAGCATGGCACGAAAGTCGCTATTTCTTGGCTTGAGGCGCAGGAAGATATGCAGCATGGGTGGGAGGAATTTGACCCTTCTGACCCGGATGATTCAGAATCTCCGGCGTCTCCAGAAATGGAGGCGTCGGAGACTTCTGGCAATGCTTTACGGGCGCGTCGTCGCCGCAGGGAGTAAGTAATGTCTACCACCGCTGGGGACCAGATCAACGGTGCGCTGCGTTTGATCGGGATGCTGGCGGAGGGCGAAGTCCCCTCGGCGGCCACCTCACAGGACGCCCTTACAGCGCTTAATCAGATGATCGAATCGTGGAGTACCGAGCGTCTCTCGGTATTCTGCACTATCGACCAAGTATTCAACTGGCCGCCCAACACGCGCATTCGCACGCTTGGCCCGACCGGCGATTTTGTCGGTTCGCGCCCCGTCAAGTTGGACGATGCCACCTTTTTCCGCGATGCCTCGACCAACGTGTCGTATGGCATCAAGATGATTAACCAAGAGCAGTACAACAACATTGCGGTCAAGACCGTAACGTCAACGTACCCGCAAATCCTCTGGTACAACCCGACGCACCCGAACATTGAGATGTATCTCTATCCGGTGCCCTCTCGCGTGCTGGAGTTCCACTTTGTTTCGGTACAGGAACTGAGCCAGCCTGCTGCGCTTGATACGACCCTTGCCTTTCCGCCAGGTTACCTGCGAGCGTTCCGCTACAACCTTGCGTGCGAGATTGCACCGGAGTTTGGCGTGGAGCCGTCGCAGCAGGTACGTCGCATAGCGATGTACAGCAAGCGCGATCTCAAGCGCATCAACTTCCCCGGCGATGTCATGGCGATGCCGTCGGCGCTGATGGTTAACCGTCCGCGCTTCAATATCTATACGGGCAACTTCTAATGAAGTCACCGATTCTGGGTAGCAGCTACGTCATACGTAGCGTCAACGCTGCCGACAATCGGATGATTAACTTGTACCCCGAGGTCATTCCCGAGGGCGGCAAGGAGCCGGCGTACCTGCAACGCTGCCCCGGTTTAACGCGTGTCGTTACAGTCGGCACCGGCCCGATTCGTGGTTTGTATACGCTCGGCAACTTTCTATACGTTGTATCGGGCGACCAACTCTACAAACTTAATTCCAACTACGCCCTGCAAGGCGCCAACGACCTGCTGTTAGAAAGCGGTTCATTTCTGCTGCTGGAAGATGGCAGCCGAATCCTTTTGCAAGACCAAAGCAACCCGTCGCTTGGCGTGATATCGGGCACCGGCCCGGTGTCGATGGCGGACAACGGCACACAGATTTTTATTGCCGCGAATCCAGACGGATACATCTACAACACCGCTACGGACTCGTTTGCGCAGATCACCGACCCGGACTTCCCCGGCGCGGTAACGGTTGGATATCTGGACGGCTATTTCGTTTTCAACGAACCCAACAGTCAGCGCGTTTGGGTCACCGCGCTGCTTGATGGCACGTCCATTGACCCGCTTGACTTTGCCTCTGCCGAAGGTTCGCCCGACGGTTTGGTATCGCTCATTATCGACCACCGCGAGGCGTGGCTCTTTGGCACCAACAGCGTTGAGGTTTGGTACAACAGCGGCGAGGCCGATTTCCCGCTGACGCGCATCCAAGGCGCTTACAACGAGATCGGCTGCATTGCGCCGTACTCCGTCGCCAAGATGGATAACAGCGTCTTTTGGCTTGGCGCTGACGCTCGCGGCCAAGGCATCGTCTATCGAGCAAACGGCTACCAAGGCGTGCGCGTATCGACCCACGCGGTTGAGTTTGCCATTCAACAATACGACGATTTGGCTGACGCGGTGGGTTACACCTACCAACAGGATG